CTGCAAATTTATGTTCAAGCTCAATAGATTTATTAGAATATTTTTTATCTAAAATCTTTTGATATAGTTTAGCAGTTACTTCTACATCTCTTGCACAGTATGTAGTCATTTCTTCTGACCACTCTTTCCAATCTGTTTCTTCTGCAAAGTCTCCTTTTAATAATCCTAATCTATAACCCCATGCTTTTAATGAATGTTTACCAATTAGTTTTGTAGGAAAGTTTGTATGTCTATGAAACTTAAAGTCTCTATCTTTTATGTCAGACCAAATGAGCCTGCTAGCAACAAGTGTATCAAATATCCCAACAGGATTAAAGTCAGGAAAAATTTTCTGAATGGCAGGAATATCAAAAGAAATAATATTATGGCCAACGATAAGCTCAGCATTTTTTAAATTATCTACAGCCTCCAAGATTTCATCACCGACTGGTCTGTACTTTATTGTTTCACCAGTCTCTAAATATTTAATAACGATAGTGTGAATACAGTTTAGATCATCAAGTAATCCATTAGTCTCAATATCAAAGACTAACTTCATAATGACCTCCTTTAGGTACTATTTTGTAAAATTGTTGAAAAAAAGAATCTTATATTTGCTCACCAGTGCGTTTGTAGCACTTGCCCTGTATGATTAGACCTAGTGAATTAGCGATACTTTTATACGTTTTGCTTGTGGTACAGTTTTTGCTAAATCGTTTATTGCTGTTTCAATAATAGCTTTACTCATTGCATTTGATGCAACAAGTAATGGGAAAACATTATCGTACTGTATTGTTTTACCAACAGCAGATAATATTGTTCTATAAACTTTAAATGTTTCTGCTTGCTCTGCTGTGTTTGACATCAAGAAGTCTTCATCATTAGATAAATATTCTTGTAGCCACTCATCCAGTGTTTGCTTGTCTATCATTGTCCTCCTCAAAAAGATTATCACAGTCTAAAAGTCTGCCTGTATCTTTGTTGTAAGATAAGATTGATGCTACGCCACAGTCACCAGTAAATCTATTTTTTAAAACTCTTACTGTAACGTAATTACTATTCTCATTGTCTTGGATATTACGTTCAATACCAATACAAATATCTGATAGTTGTGCAATGGCATGACTACCTCGTAGTTGTGAAAGAGAAGTTGTTACTCCCTCCTCATGTCCTTTGTTACCATCAGGTCTTTTTAAATGTGAAACTAAAATTAATCCTATATTTAATTCTTCAACTAATGACCTTAATGCAGTCATTGTATTATCTATTGTTCTTCTTTCGTCTATGTTTTCTAAACCTGATACAACGATTGATAGATGATCTAAGATTACCCATCTACAACCACAACCTCTAACAAGATAACGAATACGATTTATTAAATTGTCAGACTCTAAGCTTCCCCAATGATCATAGAACATAGCTTTGCTACTAATAGCTTCCCATGCTTTTCTTAATTTATCTTCAGGTATTTCTTTTCTTACATCTTCTAAGTGTATTGGTTTATTTAATTCTAAAGAAACTAAACCTCTTATAGATCTCTTAACATTTTCTTCTAATGCAATGTATGCAACAGGCTCATCATTTTTAATTAAGTGATATGCAATCTCTCTGCATACTTGTGATTTACCTATGCCACTTCCTCCACAGAATACTACTATCTCACCAAGTCTTAGACCTGCAGTTTTAGTATTAAGTTGCTCAAAAGGATATTGGACAGTTGAGACATTATCTTCTTCTTTAAGTAACTCCCATGTATCTTCACCTAAAATAATTCCATCAGGTCTAAATACTGGAGCTTGCCATATTGCATCTATAACTTCACCACCTCTGCCAGCAACTAACATATCGTTAGCATCTTTCATTGGTAGCTTAGCTATCTTAGCTTTATTTGGTCTTAATAATGAGGCACACTTTTTTGCGGAGGAAAGACCGACCTCATCATTATCAAAGCAGAAGACAACAGTCTCAAACTTTTCTATCCATTCGATATTATTTTTAATATCTTTTTCTGCTCCAGCTACGCCAGAGTTTATCGAGACAACCGAATACTTGTTATTCCATAATTGTGAAATAGACATACAGTCAATCTCACCCTCTGTAATGACAAGCATCCGAGAGTCTCTACCAGAAGTCTGACCAAAGAGTTTCAGTTTCTCTTTGGTAGTTCCCACCCAAGAAAAATTCTTGTTTGGAAATCGTAAGTGCTGAGCTACAGCCAAATCATCTTTGTTAAAAAAAGTTGCAATGTGAACAGTACTTCCATTGTGAGTACCAACTTTATAATTAAAGTGTTTACAAGTTTCTTGTGTAATGTGTCTCTTGTTCAGTGCTTTTATCTCACCATCTATGAGACCAGAAATCTTTTTCTTAATTTGTTTTACTTCTCCATTTGCTTTTTCATAATAATCACAACCATCAGTAAAACAATGAGCATGTCCATCATCATACCTAGCTAAGTTGTTTTTACTTTTGCATTTCGGACAACTTTCCTTGCGTAGGTATTTGCTCTCTTGCTTTATTAGGTTTAGTGCCATTAGTTTCCTCCTTTAATTTTCTTAATTTATTTTCTAAACTTATTAATCTGCCATTGTATTCTGCGAGCATGTCACAAAGTGATGACACACTCTCAGATAATTCTTTCATTGTTGTCATTTCAAAATCCTTTTTAGATTTGAATATGGTTTATCTGCTAACCAATCTTGCACATTGAATGATGGACATTCTTTACTTGATATTTCGTTGTGACCTATGATGGTAGCTTTGGGAAACCTTGCTGTTAATTTAGTAAGGAGAAGATCTAAGGCTTCCCATTGCTCAGGAGTAAAATTGTTTTCTGCTTTAGTGTGGTCTTCTTCTGTTACGCCTCCGATCATGGCTACGCCCACTGATTTGTGATTGTACCCTTTCGCATGCGCGCCAACATCCATGAGATGTCTTCCATCTTCTTCAGTGCCATCCCTTTTTAAAACTTTATGATAGCCGATTTTAAGCCAGCCGCGAGACCGATGCCAACGATCTATTTCTTTTGCATCAATGTCTTGTGATGGTCTTGTTGCGCTACAATGTATGACGATGTAATCAGTTGCCTTTCTTGCCATTTATCCACTCCGTAGGAAATAATTTTTTAGTTGATTGTATGCAGTGATACTCAAACCCTTTGAGTTCACACCACTTTGCGTAAGTGGTTTTACTTTTCTTACCAATTTTATTTTTGGAATTAGAAAATATAAATTTTATTTTTATGTTGGGATGCTGTTCTTTTATGAGCAAGTGTTTTTTACGATCAGCAGTTTGAAACCTACCTTTGCTCTCCCAGATTTCTCCGTTTACTTTGATTGTAAAGTCAGGAGTATAACGTGTTTTTCTTGCAGGTTTGAGGTAGCTAATAACCATGTCTTCATAACCATAATCAACATTAAGTTTATCAAGCTCATCAGCTATAGCTTCCTCTAAACCACTTCTAAATTTAGAAGTCTTCTTGACCATTAACTTCTGCTTCAGGAAAAGAGTCTACTGTTTCTGCAACATAGCCATTTGCTTCTTCTTTGAAACCATAACTATCTGCAGATGCTCCTCCGCCAGAAACTAGTTCATGTACTTGTACAGCTTTTAGTCTTAGTGAAACTCCACTGCCTAACATGTTGTTGCTGTATGGAATAATCTCATAAGCAACTTTCATTGTTGTGCCACCCCATACTAAAATATCTTTTGATATTGGAGTACCTTTGCTATCAAATACTTTTGGTTTCTGTTCCCAGTTTTGCCCAGTCTTTGATACGCCTGATGCCTTACATTTAAAATTAAATTGCATGTTGCCATTCTCATCTGTCTTGTAAGGTAGTTGAGCAGTCTTGTTAGACTTGCTATCTTTCGTTGCAAGTTTGATACCATCATCAATATGCTTCAATAAATTTTTTGCATTAACTGGTGATAGTTCTAGTGTTACCTTGTACACGCCCTCCTTTTGAAAACGAGTATCAGGTTTGTTTAAGTGAGGGTAGATAGCTTTACCTACTTCCGTCACGCCTTTTATATTATCATTCATATAACCTCTCTATGTTTAGTTGGTCATAGAGAGGTACTTAAATATGCCTACTAGGCATTTATTAGATTAAATTTTTTTTAGCAGAAAAAATACTCAGACTCTTTTACTTTCTGAATATCTAAGTTACCTTTTACTGGTAGCTCAGGTACTTTATTCTGATTTGTATTAGATAGTATTGGCATAATTTCTTCTTTAAATTTTTCCAATACATCCTCACTATACATATCAACAAATACTTCTCTCAGGATAACTGCCATCTTAGATGTTTGTGTAGCTAAGCATCCATAACTATCATGTATCATTGCAAAATTATTGATACCTGCTTTATGTGCTTTGACTACTGACATCTGCAACTGACATGCATCCAGTGAGTGTATCATGTTAGGTGAAATAGAGTTTGCCATCTTACGTCTATCAAATCTATTTGTTTCTAACTGTATGTTTAGTTTGATTATATTATCACCAAGCTTTGACTTAACACGCCTACTCTCAGTCTCTTTGTAGATTTGTTGTACAGGAAATCCTGCAGGAGTAGTCCACACTACAGGTAAATTTTCTGATGCAACTAATCTTGATACTTTTTGTAGCCATGCCATGACAACTCTTGCAGATCTTGCAGTCTCACCAATGCTATCCCAGATAACATCTGTAAGATAAACACAAGCATCAAACAAATCATCACCAAATGGATGAGGTCTACCACTATCTACTATGTATTCTTTTACATAATCTTTCGTACTAAACTTCGTACCACCATAAGGTAAAACCATGATTGGTCTCTTTGTACATTTACGATCTACTCCAAACTCTAACCATTGCTTAGCTATTGTTTTGTCAGACTCATTAAGTTTCTCATTAACTTTGTCTGCAACGATTTGATAAATGTCTGATGGCTCATCTGCTGGCAT